AGAACTCCAAGCATTATTTACAAATGTATATTTACCACCACGGAATAAGTCGAATCCTCCTGCTGTTCCTTCGTTACCACCGAATGCTTCGTGTTCTGCAATGTCTCTTTGATAAGGATAGTAAGAGATGTTTGACATATCGTGCCAAGACCAGAACCAAGGAGAATCTTGTGCTCCTTCAACTGTAGTCTGGCCAGGGTCAGCGGCTGTAATAGTAGATTGTGTATCGACAATAATTTCAAATCCGTCTGTGGGTCCGTAACCATCGCCAAGTGCAACAACTGTATGGTTCATCATTGCGCCAGGTAATTCAGTAGGCGTATATGGTTGTGGTCCAGATGGTAACTGAACAACATCACCAACTGATAATGCGTGATTGACTGATTTAACAGTTCTTGGTCGAGACCATAGAACTTCTACACCAGAGATGAACGGGTCACCAACGTGGTTAGTTAAATCTCGTTCAACTTCGTATCTAAAGGATGCCATATCAGCAACAACTTCATAACTCTCAATAACATTGAAGAAAGTTGGAGTAGTTCCTGGCGCATTCTCTAGAGGATAAATTACTGTTTCAGTTAATGCAAAGTGGTCCCAATCGATAACATAGTCAACAAAGTAATTTGTATTACCGTGATGAATTCCGTTATATACGTTAGTATAGTGTATCTTGTCGCCTGCTTTAAGTTGGTGTCCGTCTGATTCAATACCACGTTCTTTCTTAACATATCCTGCGATATCTGTGAAAGGCGTTGCGATTGTAGAAGGATTCAAATCATCGCCACCTAAAGCGAAATCATATTTTCCAACTGTGAATTGACTTGACCCAGGATAGTATACTCTATCAAAATCGTGAATATGTTGGTCAATCGAAATAATTAAATATGTGTCATTTGCAGGGTCGATACATCCAAATTCTACTGTATGGAAATGCTGTGGGTCAGAAGTTCCGTAATTGGAAGTTCCAATCTTAGTTGCTCCGCCCGTATGACTCCAAGTTCCATCAGTGTCTTGTGTGACTCCAGTTAATGGACTTGCTTTTAGTGTCGCTTCGTCTGTTATGTCAAGGAGCAATTGATGATAATGACCAAAGTTAGTCAATTCAATATTAGTTCCGCCTTCGATAACATAGTATTCAGACATACCGTGAGTATGTGAGCCAGTCATTCCAACTATATACATTCCACCAGCACCATTGTTTAGTGCAGGGTCCCAGTTATATGTAACAGAGTGAGCGTGAGGAGAGTTATCTCCAGAGCCAGTTCCGTCTGTCGTTGACATTGAAATTACGTTTGTGCCTGTTTGAATAGTAGCGTATTCGGCAGTTGTGAGTTCACCAGTGTGTATGTGTCCGATAACATTAACGTCATCAAAGAATACATCGACTCGTGCATCACCTTTTTGTACTGCGGTGATAATATAATCTTCCCATTTACGCTCTCCAACTCCAACTACTGCTCCGCCACCCGTTGTGCTTCCGCCTGAACCATAACCAGTACCGCCTTGTTCTAGAGTAAGTGAAGTAATACTACCATCAACTGAGCCTGTTGCTAAAGCATTGACTGTTGGTGAACCACCAACAAATGTAACAGCAGGTGGGCCAGTATATTCAGAACCCGCATTCGTTATTGTTACTGTATCAACAAATCCAGTAGCATCAATCGTACAAGTCGCTTCGGCTTGAATCGCAGTTCCACCATCAGCAACTAATACTCCGAATGGAGCAGAAATAGATATAGTAGGAACAGATTGATAACCAGTTCCAGGTTCGTCTATAACAATACCCGTGACTGAAGCATCAAATCCTATAGTGCCAGTTGCACCAGCACCACCTCCGCCAGAGATATACATTGTCGGGATGTTTGTGTATTGAGAACCACCACTATTTAATGTCAATGCTGTTACTACACCACCAACAACTGTCGCATCTGCCGAAGCATTTACTGTATTAGAATCATTACCACCTTGGAAGGTGATAACAACTGGAACAGTAGCATTCGGGTCAGTTTCAACGTCACCAGACTGAAATGATACTAAGTCAGTAAGTGAAAGGTCGTGATAAAGTGATTCTACTACGTTTTGTGAGCCTGCTCCACCAATTGAGGTACAGAGTTGAGGCATTATCTGGCTAATATTATAAGAATTAGATAGTGCAGGTAAGGCTACATTAGCGCCATAGTTAATAGGAATCTTGATTGTATCGCCGGGGTTTAGTCCGTGATTCAATGAATAAACAAATCTGTGGTTAGTCGTACTGGACAATCTTCCTTCTTCGAGCGGGTGAAAAGTACAGTGAAAATATAAATCGTGATATCCATCTACTACCCAAGCCCACTGTTCACCAGGTGAAAGGTCAGGAGAAGCAAAGGATATATTATCATCAGAAACAGCATTGTGAACCAATATGTTTGTATCTGGATTATTAAATATGATTGTGTCGCCTTCTCTCGCTTCGAGATGGTAAGGGACAAGAATATGTGTTTGTGTGTTCGGGTCGTTAATTGCGCCTTCGAACCAGTGACCGCCTGTACTTGTACAAGCAGTTTCCATTGCGACAATTGAAGTCAGATATTCTGGTGTGATTACTGTCCAAGTCTCGCCAACACCTTCACAAGTTGCTTGGTCAGAGATTGAAGGATTATTAGAACAACTGCTACAAGTAGGACGAACTAGAAGTTCGTCTTCTATTACAGAAGCAACAAATGTTCTTGGGGCTGGTCCACCACCAACTTCTGAGAAAGTCGCTGTATCAGGAGCAAGCATATCGACCATATTTTTAGCACCTGAAATAAGGTCCCAGTTAACATCATTAACTGTAAGGTCGTATGAAAATTTGTATTGAGTATTTGGTTTAAGATTTGCTTCAAACCAAGCAAGAGCAACCTGTTGACCATCGGTGTAAGCATCAACAATCTGAGTTCCCTCAGTAAAGAACCTGTCGAATTGGTATGCAATACCATTCGCCCAAGGACTTGCTACGTTAANTGGTTCATCAAAACCACTATTCTTGAGCAATTCAACTTCAAACGCATCTGCGGCAAAAGAACTATTTTGAACAAGGTTAGAGGATTCATATGTTATATCGAGACCACCATTCTCAATCATTTCTGTTGGTGATACGAATTGTTGTGAACGGCCTGCGACATTAATTAGAAAATCTTTATATTCTGGCAAATGTTCTAGGTTTTCCATTACCTCTAAAGACTTCAGCATAAGAGCCAAATCCTTAACAAGAAGGTCAGGAGCATCCAATTTAATGTTCAAAGAGTCCAAGAAGGAACTCTTCTGTTGCTCTATAGTGTTTAATTCTAATAGACTGAATTTGTGACCTGTATAATGTGCCATTTTTATATTATTTCCTATAAATTATTCGGACGCTAGTTCGCTGGTGTAGTTCAACTGCATAGAGGTGGTAACATACGGGTCACTAACTCCTAACATTTCAAATTCTTGCATCCTAACAAAATTATTTTGCTGTTGAATCATTATGTTGGTACGTTCACGCCACGTTTTGAAGGTTTCATCCTTTCTTACGTACGGTATAGTTGTGGTTCCAGTTGCCATAAAGTCTTAATCCCCTCGGTTTTCAATCAAATCGTACACAAGTTTTTTTAGTCCCTTTATTTCGCTTCTCATACTATTTATAACTCTTCGAGAATCCGTTTGAACTTGTTGTGCTTCTTTCTGCTTTTTGATTGCAATTTTGCGTTGTTTATATGCTCCAGAGTCAGTAAATATGACTGCGCCAGTTCTTGGGTCTTTTGTATATGTTGGTTCCGCCATAATCTATCTCCTATGTCAGTGTCAATACTCTCATCTCTCGTACTGCTGGTAAATAGCACGGATGAGTCGTATGTAATTCAATTTTAACTCTAAAATGGTCAAATTCGTGAGACACTTTCTTCAATGGAGTGAAGGTATGCTCAATAAATTCCATATTAGTTTGGATAGATGAGTTTGTAATCGTCACACCACTGTCTTTCATCTCCCTCCACGATACTGGTTCTTCTTCGATAACAGCAAGTCCGATAGGATAATCAGGATGTTCCGTTGGAACAATTGAATCAATCTCTAGTACAGGAACTTCTTGTTTAGAATATGTGCCATCAGCATTAATGACTTTCTCATAAAACTTTCTATTCAAATCATCATCCCAAACTCCGAACCAAACATCTCCAACATCATATAATGAGAGGTCTGTTCCAGCACCTTGACCAGATGTGGTTACGTCTGAAGTTGCTCCTGCCAAATCTTTTCGACTTATGAAACACGTTCTAATGATTGATTTCATATTAGATATATCAACTAGGTGCATCATCGTTAAGTTGGCTGGGTCGTCATCACCATCTACATATGCGGTAGAGACTTCAGCACTAGCACCCTGTCCAGGATTCGCTATGACTCCGTTCCAGTTAGCAATACCAGAGCCTTGGGCCGTGATAGTATTTTCAGGACTATTTGCTCCAGAAGGATAAATGTGTGCGTAATACTCTTCAAAATCATTCACGTTGTAATCACCGTGGGTGATGGTATTCGCATATGGTTGAGTAGTAATATATCTTGGAATAACTGTACCTGTATCGTAGTAAACTTTGACGTATGTATTAGGAACTTCTTGTACACTAAGGAACATTTGCAAGTCACTAGCGAAATTCGCCAACTTGACATCCTTAGATTGATAGATTCCCATTTGATTCTTGACAGTTGGAGCCGTATCGTAAATAATATTATTGACTAGAACTGTGCTTAATCTCTCTTTATTTAGTACAGGAGTAAGATTAGTATTATCGGTATTAAATGTAGTATTGTATGATATTGGAGTATATTGATAACCAGAAGCAATCGTATGACTACCGTCTAGAGATACAACATTTTCAAGTATGACATCTTCGTTATCTAAAACTCCACCATATATATTATTAATATCTCCGTTAACAACACCCTCTATATCTAAACTCGTTCCCGAAAGAACAAGTGGTTGAAAATTGGGCATAAATGATGCCGCTAATTTAGTATCACCGTATGGCTTCATATCAAGTTGGAGGTCGCCAGTAGGGGTAAAGGCACATTTATTCATATCGAATTTAATGTCTTTTAATTGCTCTGCGGTCCAAGTTGTGTTATTCTGAGAAGTAAATAGGCTTCCAAGATATGGTTGTTCACTAATATATTTACCACTTAGCAAATCAACTTCTCCTAATTCAGAAATCCACATATTATATTTTAGGGAATCCGATATCACAACAAAACAATACTCAGTCCCGTTCATTAGATAAATTGGGTCTGCGAATTGGAATCGTGTGCTTACTGCTCCCGTTGTGGAAGTAGAAACATCTTCAGGATAAAGCATCTTAGATGCCATCGGCACAACCGTTGTAGTCGGATAACCATTTGACATTGTTCTAATTTCTACTCGAACAGGAGTCTCTTCGTCATCTTTTGACCAGAAGAATAAATCGATTGAGTCTACAAATACTCCACCATCTTCGTCTGCTACTAAGAATGATTCTGCTACTGGGTCATACCACTCTGTTACATTTCTTGTTGTTCTACTTGTTCCAGATGTATCGCTTCTAGAAATTGTTCTGGTTTCACCTAATATAGCCCGAGTATCACTTATGGCTTCATCAACCCTGTAACTTTCTAGTGTAGATAGAATATCTCTCTGCCGTCTATCAAGAGTACCAGCAGATGTAAATACTCCTACTGCTTGTGTAGTCATTAATTCTGGTGAAGTGAAATTGTCTTTCATTGCGAGTATCTTCATACCCGTTCTGATTCTAACTCCGTCTGCACCTTCTGAAGGAATCTGTAATACTGCGTTTCTTAGTCTACCAGCAGTATCAGTCCAAACAGCGTCACCCATTGCTCCTCCGTCTGGAGTAATATAAGCATCGACATTAATCTCATCAAATTCAAAGTGCATCTGAGTTGATGGACGTAATTTATCTACATCGATAGTTACAGGTACACTTCTCATCCAAGGAATAGCAGAACTGTCTACAAATCTATCACCGACTTGTGTGCGAATATCATTGATTTCCATATGAGACTTCGTACCAGTTCGTAATTGATTATTTGTTTGTTGTTGATTCTGGTCCCAAGTATCAACCTTTGTAATTTGTCTCCAAACAGTCCGTTGTCGAGTAGGTCGATTATTAATGGTTCCCGAGCCCCAATGCCTTCCAGTTTCAAATGCTCGTTCAGTAGTTCCACTGCCACCACCAAAACTAAGATTACCACCAAAGGTGATTGTTTCCGCACCTTCACGAACATTCTGTCTTCCACCAACGTCTGCCCATCCAGACCATTGAGTCTGCCAAGCATTCCATCGAGTCTGTGTTCCAAAAGTTTCTACTTGTTGAGTTACAGCATTGTTATTTTCATTCTGAATAATAACATCTGGCATATAAAGTTCTTCAAACCAAGTATCAGATTGAGGAGTTAATGTACAGAATCCAACCCAAGATTTACGAGCAAATGGATTCAAGTTAATAACTTGTGACCCCATCGGCTGAGTAATCCACGCTTCAATAACATCAAAGTCTAGAGTATATGTCAGATTATTTAATTTAACATTAGATTTTACACCACCTACCATATCCATACCATACATTTCGTAGGGTACAGTACATATTCCTGCTTCTGGATAAATAGCACAATAATATGCTTCATCGATAACATCACCAATACCGTGGTCAACAAACGGGTCAACTAAGATACCATTTTTATATCTTAGTAATCCTGCCGTGTCAAGCACCTGCATATCGGCAGTAGTCTTTTCTAGAAGATTAAGTGCAGTGTAGTATTCTAAATTTTCAAGTCTATTTTCTATGCCACGAATATCTTGCATCGTAAATCTTTTATTCTTTACGTGAGATACATTAATATTCTTGTGGTTATATGTGTACGCTGGTACAAATATATTATACAAGGTCATCTCATTCAATTCTTCAGTAGGAAGAACTGGTTCAGTAGAAGGGAAGCCTTGTTTAATCTGTATCTTTCCATCGTCATTAATTGTCAGTCTATCTTTTCGTGGGAGATAGAAATCATAAGATACTGAGATGTTAGAAGAAGGTAGTGGCAAATATGTGCCAACTGCGTAATCGTCATCCGATGCTCTAAAGTCCATCCCATCAGCGGAAGGGTGACTCAATCCTGTTGAGTCTCTATATCCAAAAATGTCATCATAAGTGATACCAGAATCTGTATAACTGTTTACACATCTATATTGAGCGGTTGTGATATTACCAAGAATATAATGTTTATATGTTACTGTATATGTGCCAGGTTGACTTGGGTTAACTGCATCGTTCCAAGTTAATAGTGCATCGTTCAAAGAAGTATCAGTATCACCAGTTGTGAAGGTAAATGATGAAGTTACATCCGTAGTATCAGGTGCGATAATAGAAACAATTTCTTCAACTGCGTGTGCAATTGTTAATGTGTCAGTAAGTGAAAGAACATAATCGGTTGATGTTGTAGATTTTGTCAATGCTCTCCAAGAAGCATTTGACATATACATATCTGCCATAATAGAGATATTATGTCCAGACAAATTCGTTGATGTGTTACCTGTGACTTGGTCTACTATTTCAATAAGTGCAGTTGTATTTCCTGTTAAGTCAGCCCTCCACGTATCACCAGAAGCGACAGTACCATATTGAGGTATAACTTGGTTTGTAAATTCGTCCCAGATATAAAGAACTCGTTCCCAGTGCATATCATTGAAAACTGCGGGTACTGAAGCAACTGCTCCAGATAAGATAGCGGTTAAATTCTTTTGTGTAGAGTATGTTACTTGTCCTAGAGATAGTGCAGAAGTAATTGAATGGACCTTATAAATCCAAGGATAATTAACACCCTTACTAACTGCGATACCAGTTGGACGAGAGATTTTTGCGTATACATCGGCATTCGTTTCAGAAACAATATATTGAGCGGGTGCGATAGCATCGAGGCCAGTATTGTTTTCTAGATAAATTCTGAATGCGTTGCCGTACTTTGTAACGTGTGTGATACGTTTTCTTATTCCGATAGTATTAACTGGACTCGTTGCAGAAGTGTAACCCGTGTCAGTAACAAGGATAACATATTCTTTATTCACAACATTAAACACGCCGTGCATATCATCAATAGATGCTACTTCAAAGTATGGTCCAAATTCAGGATTGATATGGTCATTCGCTACGTGGCGAGTTGTTCTTGCCCTATCTGCTTCTACAGTTAGAGGAACTAAGAGTTCGTGTTCATATCCATTAATGTATGCTTTAGATGGGTCAACTTTAATAGAATACTTATCAACCGTACTTCCCGTTTTAAATTCAATTGGGAATGGATTAATAGTATAGTTGCCAGACTCATCGAATGTTCGTTGAGCCATTTCATTACTAAGAAGTGAATAGTCAGTAGCCTCATACTTAGTAGTAATGATGCCATTCGTGACATCCATCATCCACAACCACTTATTAGATTCAGCGGAGTTGGCCTCTGCAATCAATGTAAGAGAAATTTGATATCTATCTCCACCTGGTGCATTCTGATTATAGAAACCAGAAGCAGGGTCAAGCAATCTTGGGTCAGTCGTTGATGCTACAATAGTTTCTTCAATATCGAATCCAACTTTTAATGTTGGTGTTGCAGAAATTGGGTCTAAGAAAATAGTTTGTGCTAGAATAGGAGTGAAGAAATTATCTAGCCAATAAACACCGTTATCAACTCTTGCTTCTAGTCCTTGTCCTGTTCCTACGATGACGCCTGCTTTATATATTTGAGTCGCATCGTACCAATTGTTATCAGCACATTCACCGTTTACATCAAAGCCGCCTTCACAAACAGTATCGTAACTTAATAGATTTTCGTTTGCTTGAAATTGTCCAGAAAGTATTCTGTAGTAATAGATAGGTTGCGTTTCATCATCGTGAAGTTGAGTAATTTCTGCAACTGCATTAGATGTTTCACCATAAACAATACGATTCAACCAAGAGGTATCAACCACAGCAAGTTGCATCCATTCTCTTTTAGCAACACTAACTTCTCCGCCTACAACGGCAGAGCCATTCTTCCATATATGATTCGCAGAAGCGGACATTTGATTCTGAAGAATAGATTGTATTTGAGTTAATTCTCTGGCCTGAACTGCTCGACCAGGATTAAACAGAATCTTTAAAAATTTGTCATCCGCATTATAGTCATCATAATATGGAGATGTGTTGAAGTTATATGCCATTCGCTATTATCCTAAATATGTTCCTATCATCTTTAATGTTCCCTCCCCACTTTTGGAGAGAGAACATATATAACATCCTAAAGTATTCTTAGAATTCTACTACGAGTTTCAAATCCTCAATCTGGTCAGATGCACGAGTAATAGCACGCCTGTTCTCAAGATAAATCAACTGTCCACTATCGCTTTCTAAACTTACGTCTGCATCAGCATATACGGATGCTTGGGCTTTCGTTCCGCCACCAGCAAGTTCTGGATTACGCAAGAGTCCGATTTGTCGAAAGTCATCGTTCTCTGGGAATCCGTCTGAAGTCTCAAGTCTAACGTGAATCAATCCGTGGTGAGTTTTCGCTGTAAATATAGAATCTACATCACCGAAATCGGCCTGCTCAGACCCTGCAAGAACTCCTGTACCTGAAATAACTGGCATCCAGTCATTGGTAGTAGAGTTAATAATGTCGTTCAATTCTAGTTTATATAAGAATGTCCACGTATAGTTGTCAGATGTAGTAATCGCTTGAGCAACTAGTCCAGCGGCATCTCCAGTAAAGCCAGTTGGCTCTTCAGAAGCACCAGTAGGTAACCAAAGTCCACCTAAAGTACCTTCACAAGTTGTTCGTGAAACAGCAGTTCCGCCATCAAAGACTCCACCAATATAGCATTTTCCGCCAGATGGTTCGCCTGTACACATATAAACTCGATATTCAGAATTCATCACAATACTGTGACTTCCGATTTTTGAAACAAAAGAACGGCCAGGTTCATCAATTCCTGTGATGCCGTTTGCGGCATCTCCGTCAAATGCGATAGTATCACCTGTTTCCCAGTTAATACGTGGAAGCACGGGTGAGATATCATCATTCTGAATTCGCTTGGTACCAACAATGTCAGTCCAATATTGTGATTCATCCTCATCAAGAGGGTCAGGTAGAGTAAAGTTACCTGAACTTTCGTCATTTCCTTGAGCATCATTAGGCCAAGCGTCATTTCGCCCAAACCCTAGATACAGGAAGTTGTCGTCAACAGAACCAGTAGTTTTGAACTGGTCGATGAAAACCATCAAGTTCTGTGTTCTGAATTTACTGGTTACAATTGCACCCATTTTACTAACTCCTTAAATTATTATGTTCTGCTATCATTTGATATTTATCAGAACTATTTATACGTTTGTTTAATTAAAATATTCACAACTTTATGCCGGTACTGGCCATACGTTGCTATCGTCTACAGTAGTAGAGTGGACGTGGTCGCCCGCTCCAGAGCCCTGTGTGTTTTGTGACCACTGACCACCAATTGGAACACTTCCCAAATATGATATTGTATCGTGGTTGTCATAGTCACTTGTTTGTGATATAATGTTATAAGTAGAACCATTCCACTCTAATACTAATTCGTGAGTGTATACGGCCGCGTGTGTACTATCTCTCTGTGGTGTAGTTACATAAGTTCCACCAATCAAGGATGTATAATCTGCAACACTTATCCAGTAATCGTGGTCGTGGAATCCACCAGTTAGAGAGAATTTATGCACATATGTAGATGTTCCTGGTATAATATCCCATTGTGAAATACCAGCAACTACAAATGTTCCCTTTGCTCCCATATTGGGATTAAATTTTATCGTATATCCGTGATAGTGGGAACTGGCTCCGTTTGGAGAATCAAAGAATATAATACCATAGTTGGCATTCTGAGCATTAATCAAATCATTTGCTTGTGCCAAAGTAATTGGTTCACACGTTCTTCCGACATTAACTCCCGCTGAATCCAAAGAGCATCCATCATAAAGCAGGTGGTCGTGACTTCCGATACCAGCAATAAACGATGGTTGCATCTGAACAATGGGCGGGTTGTTTGCCTGAAGGACATTATTTACATAAGTTTTTCTTTCCGTTAAGTCTTCCACTTCGGAAGTTGTTTGACTTGTCGTAACTTCAGACGTAATAACTGGGTCACCAACCGATGTTTCAGTACCATAATCTGAATAGTATATAATATCAGTCGTGGTCGTTGTAATCTGGACCGTTGACGTTGTTGTCGTTGTGATTAAATCACTATATGTTACGATAATAGTTGTATCACCAGTCGCAGGCGTATCTGGATACGTTGTTGTGACTGGTAGTAATTCGGTTGAAGCCTGCGTAACAACAACACTCGGTGCCGCAGAAAGAACTTCATCAGTTGATGTAGTCTTCGTTATATATATGCTACCACCAGTTTGCTGTGGTATTGCAACTAGATTTGGATTCCAGTCAATTGTCAAGTTATGCCAGTGAAGTCCTTCAGCCGCATTCTCAACTACAGATACATAATATTTAGTAGGGTCTTGAAGTGAATCTTCAATGCCACCTTTAATCCAAGTCACTGACCAATCAGCATAGAATATATTATAATTAGTATCCCATTTAATTCTGTACTCGTGAAAGTGAGCACCCTCAATTGAATCGTAAATAGTAACACTATCTACAACACCATCAATCAGTTGCATACCTTGGTCAATCGTCATTCCGTGAGCGTAAGAAATCTGTCCAGTCAAAGCCCCTTCTGCAAATGGTCCCACAACTGTATCATTATGAAAGTGAGGGTGAGAACCACCTGGATAAGGATATCCAGGAGAAGCAAATGTCGGTAGAATTTCCATCATCTCATTATAACCTGGTCGTGAAAACAGATTAGAGATGTTCGTTGGATGTGCGTGTGACCTTGGGTCTGCGGAATAGAATTGATGTCCGTCAGATGATTCCCATTTCTCAGTATCTAACGCAACGAAACTTAATGTATTTGGGTCGTATGTAATTGTGATTCCGTGATAATGGTCTCCGCCTGAGATAGATGTATATGTTTTTACTTCAGTCACTTCACCATTAATCAAATCAGTTGCTTGATTATCATCTAATGGTAATGCTTGTCTGCCAGTGTGTGTTCCGAGAGTGTCTAATGTTGTTCCGTTAAATGCGTGTAGATGGTCTGGTTCAGAGCCTTCTAATTTATGCCAATCGTGTGCATTTGATAATGTAACATCAGGAGCAGTATACAATGGTGTACCATTCCAACCAAGATGGGTCGTTATACCATTAACTAAAAGGGTATGCTCGTGAGTTCGTAGATGTGTATCTACTGCTTCCCATTCTCCAGTACCGTTTTCATCCCACATCTCAGCCATTTCGTCTGCAACAAATTGTTGCGTAGAAAGATTCCACATAATTTTATATACGTGATAATGTTGATGCTGGCCAGAATCTTCAATAGAAGAATAAACATAAAATGCGTTTACTACTCCATTAGCAAGTTCTTCTGCTTGTATTCTCGTAATCGGTACAGCCGTTCTACCATCATTAGCACCAAATGTATCTAGTGTCTCACTATTGAAATAGTGGATGTGAGCGTTCTCGCCATATTCGTTTGCTCCAAGTATCTCTACTACGGGAGCAGTCTCAATATAAAATGTTCCGTCATCATCGTCATCATCGACAGCAAGATAAGGCGTATCAGAGCCTGTGTCGTATGGTTCCCAAACTAGAGTTAGAGGATTCAAATGCCATCCAGCAGATGAACCAAGAAGAATATTTTCATCTACTATTCCAGTCCACGAAGTAATTACAGGATGCAAGTGAGAGACAGGAGTATTATAAGTCCATATAGGGAAGAAAGCATCCCAGTCAGTCATTTCAATATCAGATATCTCAGTTGCAGAGAATAATTCTGTGTTAATGTCGTATACTACTTTATATCCGTGAACGTGAGCCGTTTCAGAAGCAGGGATTTGTGAAGATGCACCCGTTTCTGTAGAGGAATCATATGTATCAGTTAGTTTGTATATATCACAATTCTGTGGGCCAGTTCCTTGATAACTATCAATACCAATTCTTGTAGCCATATAAAGTTCGCCATTAGTGTCTTCACCTAATGTCAATATAGATTGGTCGTGAGTTGTTAAGTTCAATACAGATGTTGCAGGGTCCCAGAAAGATAAATTCTTTCTTGTATATCCTACATCGCCATTGTATTCGATAAATGTGAATACATCGTGGTTCTCCATATTCGTTTGTGCTATCAGATTCCAAGTATTGAAAGTCGCATTCCATATAATGGAGAATGTGTGAGTATAACTTTCAGCGTGAACCGTATCACTCTGAACAACAACAATTGGTGTTCCAGGATTCGCTTGAGCCATCGCAACTTGACTCGGAGTTAATATAGCCTCGTGACTATGATTTGCTCCATTGATTGCATTAGGAGTTATTGTGAAGTGTGCAGAAAGTCCATCAGGATTTTCTTCTAGTGAAAAGAGATGACCAGTAGTACCAGCCCAACTCGTACTCCAATCTCCGAATATGTATTTGCCTTGAAGTCCAGTTAAGTCACTTCCCCTATAGATGAATCCACCTAAGATAGAAATACCAGTTCCGTGACTGTACTCGTGAATAGGTGATTTTAAATCAAGAAGAAATGCTTGAGTATTTGCATAGCCTTGGTCTAATGCCATTTGGTCAATAGTTGCTTGGTCTTCTTCAAAGTAATGATATGCTTCCATTACTCTCCAACCATAGTTGCCGCCCTTTTCGATAATGTTTACTTCTTCAAATTTATTTTGTCCAACATCAGCCGCCCATAGTTTACCATCTGGAGCAAAAGAGAATCTCCAAGGATTTCTTAATCCGTATGCCCATATCTCTTCTCTAAACATTGCACCCGCAGTACCGTGTGGTTTTGCATTTACACCAGTGAAGGGGTTATCGGAAGGTATGGAATAAGGTTTATTATTAACTGTGTCTGGTGCGACATCAATTCTAAGAATTGTGCCCAATATGTTAGTAGGGTTCTGTGCATTACCATATACTCCGTGTCCGCCGTGACCGCTAGAACTCGAAGTATCTCCCGCATTTCCGCCGTCACCGAATCCGATATAGAGATAACCATCTGGGCCAAATACTAATTGACCACCGTTATGATTCATATCAGGTTGTGGCTGTGTGATTAAAATTCGTTCAGTAGTAATATCAACTGTCTCTGCCGCAACGTCAGCCGTGAACTCAGCAATGATTGAAGTTGAAAGAGGATATCCGTATGAGCCAGTAGATGGACCTTGCTCTGTCATATAATAGACATACAAGAGTCCGTTTGTTGCGTAATCTGGATGGAATGCAAGTCCTAGAGCGCCACGTTCATCATATGCACCGAATGGCCCGACTCCGATAGTCAGATTAAGAGAAGTGTAGTCGAAAAATAATGATTTGACACCAGACGTAGTATCCATCAAGTGAATGATTCCAGATTGGTCTACAATACAGATTTTATCTGGGTCCATCGGATACGCTACAATAGTCGCAATGTCTGTGCCTGTACCCATCTTAACATCCCCTAGTAAATCTCCAGTATCACCAGAGCCAGGAACTTGTTGAATATAGTTAGATGAATATAATTCTACCCAGTCTACATTAGGTACTAGCGTAGCAGGGAAAGTCTGTGCGTGTTGGAATGTAAATGATGCTTCACCAATTGCAGTAGCAACCGTGGCATCATCAAGTTCATTGAATACATTCTGTCCGAGATTCATTGTGTTACCAGAATAATCAACACCGTCAATTAAACTAGGGTCAACCACAAGTTCTGGTTTATAGTTATAACATATCCACGTAGTAACTGGCGTATATCTAAATCCGTGCGTACAAGGATTACCCATAAAGTCAGTATTCATTTCCCAGTCTGATTCGTATGTGACTAGGTACTCGTGATAATGTGCAGAGGTAATTCCATTTGAATCGGCTACCGTACCGCCTTGGAAGACGCCATTTTCATCTGTCTCAGGGACCCCGTTGGTAGTTATTCCGATACTATCGTAAAGAGTTACGTCTGTGATATCTCCGTCAATTAATTTTCTTGCATCGGCTCTTGATAGAGGGTCAGATACACGACCACGTTGTCTGTCTACAATTTGACCATCTACAAATCTATGAACGTGACCCGTTGCTTCAGGCAAGAATGCAGTCGTATGAACATCTGCAAGGAATTCTGGAATTTCAAAAGCATCAGAATTCATTAATGCTCTTGCTTGAGAATAACTTAGTCCGTGAGCCGTTGCTTCTTTTCCGTGAACCATTAAATTAGGTATTGCACTTCCATCAAAACTATGAACGTGAAACGCTGCCGCTCCAACACTCATCAATGGAAGTTCAAGTCCTTTAGTAAGACTTGTAGATACTAGTGGTGCGAAACCATTCTTTCTTCCGTGGGAATGGATTACATTAGGGTTATCAAACGCCTGTATCTGAACCGCATCAATAACGTCATTTGTATTCCCGTATACTTTTTTAACTAGTGTGTCTTCTCGACCACTCTCGAATGCGCCGTAACTCTTTTCAGGAGCGTATTCGGCTTCTTGCATAAACGATTCAACCCATTCAACAACTCTAGAAAGATGTTTGAATACGGACAATTCATAAACGTCACAAGAAATCATTCTACCGTCTGTGGTATTCTCTAGATTATCCTCAATGCCTAATTCAGTAACAGAAGGTGGGAACTCTTCAATAGGTAGAACTCGGAGAAGATTAGTAAATTCAAATACAACCTTCTCAGGCCAAGCATTAATCTGGTTCTTGATTTCATCACGGAGAATATTAATTTGATAGAGTTTCTCTGTAAGTTTGGTACCAATAGTCTTGATTTCATTTTTATCAGTTACTATATCAACCCCTACGTGTTCACCAGGAGCACCCCAATTATCAGGAGTTACTAAGGCAGCCCTTGAATCGAGATTACCCATCATTTCAATGATATATTCGTCAAAGCCTTTCTCAATGAAGACTCCAAATCCAGTATGAGCCCTTCCGACTGAACCGTGTTGTTCGCTCTCTTGGTCCCAGATATCAACCGCGACATCAAGATAAGAGAATATCGCAATAATCATCTTGACGTAATCGGTAGGTAATTCGATTACCAAATCAACTGTAGACCTAAACGAGAACTCAGCAAATAATTTCAGTCCAACAGGGTGAACTAGTTTTTTAAGAACTTCTCTATACGACTGAATAGGTACATCACTTCGGATAACATAAGAGAAATCTTGGTAGTAGTCATTATCTTGGAGTTTTCTGTCAGAAGACAGGAAGCCGCCAGAGTCAAGCCAGTAACCATTTGTTTTCCAAACGGCCGTCTTGACATTAGGTTGAGTCTCGATATTAACAAGAGCATCACACTCTTCTCGTGTCAAAGGAGGACTACTTACATTTAATAGTATATTGTGTTCTACGTCTTGAAGGGTCTTAGTAATATCGACTACTGGGTACCACGAAAGAAACGCACTCTCTCCGAAATAGGGGCTCGCCTTGTCTAACCCATCCGGGTGCAACGCCGCCACACAATCAACCTCAGTAGTAAACGTATGAAGAACTGGCCAATCCGTAGAGATACTACAGAATGATTGGCTCGGGTTTTCCCAATAGTTGTTCGCCGCCACGTTAAATAATTTCTCACCTAACTCAAACTCACCAGTTACTTCTAATAGGTTAAGTTTTGTCCAGTCAGTATCAGTACCATCAATGGTTGCTGTAGCACCAGAGGTTAATCCTTTTATTAGTGAACCACCCTCTCTGTGTACCCCTGCCGCGTGTAGGTAATGAACTTCATTTGGATGTCCACTAATATTAATCCATTTATCTGTCCATTTGTGCCCATTGACAATACATTCACCCTCTGTCCGAATACCGTCAGAGATGATTAGTGCTTTATAGGGTATAGTGCCAGATGTACCAACGTCTTCCCAGATTTCTTCGTCTTTAATGAATACGCCATTTACTTCGGTTAATAGGAGTCGCTCGTAGTCTGTAGTAGAGACTGATTCGTCCATATCCACGAAAGCCGTTGCGCCGCTAATTTGGCCACGGATTTTTTTGTTGTAGATAGACCGTACCGTCTCGGCCACGTGTGAGTTATTCGTGTTGCCGAAATAGGGCGATGCAGAATCTAGTGTGGCTTGGTCAGTTAGTACCGTAATCCATTGTGGCTCATACCATACAGAGCCAGACGCCTTCATCATCCATTGCTTTGGATACATCGTATCAACGTCTGTATTAAAGTCTCGTCTGAATAGAAACTCTAGGGCAGAAGTAGTACCTTTCTGTCTATAGACAGGTTGGATATTCTTAGCAAGGAAGGACTTGTCAGTAGTCTCTACTGTTGGGTCTATTGAGGTGTGTGGTGTACCGTGGAGATACTTAGCCTCGAATTCTGGTATGAAATTATCTAGTGCGTGGTCAACATCAATGTTCTGAATCAAATCAGTTATTTGATTGTACTCGCCTAGTTCCCCATTAACACCAGTCTCTCGTTCCAAGTATTCAAAATACTTGCGAAGGAAAGTGATGAACATAGGATGGTCTTCCCGTACATAGTCGGGCACCATTCTCTCAACAAAGACCGATAGGAACTTAGCAGGAGATTTAGTAAATTTATCGTTAGCCATTTGTTACTGTATCTCCGTTCAATTGATACTCTGCATCGTTACACTACTAGTATTTAGTACGAGTAGATTACTTCGGATTGCCGTAATATCATTTGATTGCGGAGTAGCGTACAAACTTATTACTGAATTAGTGTCTAACACGGGTCTAAATCCAATTAACTCTATGATTCCATTGGTATAGTCGATGGTACCTTGCTCTGTATTGAGGAATTGCTCATTAACAATGTCGTATAATAGAATATTGCCTTGGCCATCGTCTAATAGAGCATACTGGGACCCCGTATCTGTATTACCGAATACACTTGACACGGCAGTACCAGGTGTGATAGCATTATCATACTTAAAGATATAGTTACCAACGGTATTGGATGCTTGAATAAAAAACTTCTTATAAAACTTGACAGACGTTAAATTATTTGATATACTTTCATCAGCAATGTCAATAGTATTACCAAGGCGGGAATACCTCATTGTCACTTTAAATGCAGATAT